TACCAACTGAGTTAATTCCCCGATAAGACCCAGAAGGGTCAGTTGTTCATCCTACAATAGCGCCAATCTTTTCATCAATATCAATAATAACTGAACGAATATCAACTATACGAGGAGGAACAGAAGTTACATTATATGTATATCCCTTCTGAGAATCAAAAAGAACCTGACGAACTGCCGCAGCAGAACGAACATCCATTTTAATACTTACTTGTTTTTCTTTACTCATAGATCTCCCTCTACACGATTTTCAGAACGATAAACATCAAACGTACCTTCTGGATAACGAGCACTGAGTTTAAGATAATTTCTCTCAAGTACTTCTTCAAAAGAAACATCAAGTGCCATACACGCCTGGGCGGCATACCAAAGAATATCGCCAAGTTCAACCTTTAGATGTTCAATATTAGCATCATTATATGGTTTTCCTTGCAAGAACATTTTTTTTACAATTTCAGTAAATTCACCTGCCTCTGCACTCATACCAAATGCCGCAGTCGTCAAACGTGAAACATCGGCACCTTGTGCATCAAGTTCAGTTAAACGTTCTGCAAGTTTTGAATATTTACTACTTGCAGGACTAGTAGTTTGACGAACAAATTCAATATACTTATCAGGATCAATATTTGCCATATTTAAAATTTAAATCCCTCGAATGATTTTTTAGGTTTGCTTTCTTCACCATTATACTCCCCTTCCTGCCCACTGTCAAGTATGTCATTTTGCGCAGATTGCTCTACATCATAAAGTCTCATCTTGGCACGATCAATACCAACTACAAATCGTTTATAGATCGATTTATCCCCATATCGGTTTTTCAATTGTTTGATCATAATTTGATTCAACGCCTCCAATTCTTCAGTTGCGATGAGTGCAACAAGAAAGTCGGCAGTCGCAGGAAGTCCAAAAGATTCTGAAGTATCCGTGATTTCAACGTCAGATGAGCTAAAACCGCTACGTGTCGTTTGTGTCGCACTGAAAATTGGAACATCATATTCAACTGCAAGTCCACGAAGTTCTTCTGCAATTGACTTAATAATAGTATAGGAATTCATATTACTTCCAGAACGAAATCTGGACGATGCGCAAATATTAATATAATCAATAAAAATTACATCAGGTTTAAAGGATTTCTTAAGTGAAAGTTCATTTAAAAGTGCCTTAAAATGTCCCGAATGAGCAGATGCAGTTGGATATTCTTTAATAACAAGAGATCCTCTTGTTTTTTCTGCTAATTTAATTGCTTTACTATTGAACATAGATTTTGACAAATCTTCCAATTGATTAATAGGAACATTTAACATATTTGCATCCATTCTTTTTGCAATCTCTTCTTCTGCCATCTCCATAGTAATGTACAGAACATTTTTTGATTGTAATAAAAATGATGATGCAATATGACACATTGCTAGAGTTTTTCCAACATTTGTTCCAGCTAGAAAAATATTCAATGTCTTACTTGGAACTCCACCATTTGTAATTTTATTGAAAAAATCTAAATCAAACTCAAGACGATTTTCTTTCTTATGATAATAATCATATCGTTGCTCATAATTCTGAAGATAATCGTGACCAACGTGATTATCAAAAGACACCGCTAGGGCATCAGAAAGAATACTTGGAATTGCATCACGACCTTTCTTTTCATCATTACCATCAGCAATGTGAATTGATTCCATCAGTGCCAAATAAATTGCTCTGTCACGGCACCATTTTTCCGTGGCATTTATCAACCATTCCAAATCAACAAAAACATCATCAAGATTGCTGATTATCTGAAGAATTTCTCTAAAAGATGTTTCATTAATATCTTTACGATTTTCTATCTCAATACACAAAACTTCTTTTGTTGCAAGTTGATTGTATTTCTCAACAAAAATCAAAATTTCCTCAAAGATAATCTTTTGATTTAAATCTTCAAAGTATTCACCTTTTATAAATGGAATTACTTTTCGGGTATATTGTTCATTGTGTAGTAGGTTTCTCAAAATTAGAAATTCAACTTTATCCATATTTAAAAGAAAATGATATGCTTACTCGGGTTTTATTTTCTTTAAATGGCAATACCATATGAAGAAGATATGTTGGAAATAGAACTAATACTGATGACGTTGGGTATAAATGATAGAAGTCTATATTATAGGGCGAAGTCTTATCTTTTAGCAAATGCACCTTCATACCATACGAAGGGTCTTGAAAAACTAACGATCCTCCATTTTTATTATCCCAAGTTCCTGCCTTAATTGGATTTTCTTGTGAATAATTGAAGTTCAAATCTTTACCAACAATAGACTCAATAGGATAATAAACACCGGCAAGTGCTGTTGTTCCGTGATGATGCATAAAATTGACATCACCACATTTATTAATATTTGCCCATAGATCAGAACATATCAGTCCATCTTTATATCCGTGGGTTCTGCAGTATTGATTTCCACATTCAGTAATAATTGAAGATATCTGAGAAAAACTTTCGTACTTTTTTTCAAGATCTGTTTTACTGTGCCATCCTCCCATATTACTATGGTCCTCTCCTTCAGGATCCAAATCATGTTCTTTAACGATATTATCAACCAATGAAAGATTTAGGTCATGATTGTCTTTCCCAAAATTATACACCGATATTGGAATTGGAAATAATGGAAGAGAATTAATTTCCATAACTAAATTCTTGCTTGGCGATTTCATCCAATGCCTGCATTACTTCTGAAGTGAAGTATTGTTCTGTATTTTTGAGAATTTCTTTTGCATAGATTTTCTTACCACCCATTTCATATCGTCCAGCAACATTCTTCCATAACCCACCCAATTCTCCAAGTTCAAGAAGACCATAGTAACGGTCAAGACCTCTGGAATCATAGAATAGACGAATTTCTACTTGCTGATTCTCTTTACTTAAACGTGATTTTTGAGTTTTTGCTCTGATAATATTACCAATCACTTCCGTACCATCCTTTTCTTTTGATTTGGAAAGATAAATGATTGTAGAAGATGAATAAGATAATCCAGATCCACCCGACATCTGTTTACCACCATAAAGACTCATACTTTCATAGGTGTGATTTGTCACAAGCATTGGAATCTTTGCTTGACCTAGTTTAAGTGTAAGCATTCTGAAAGCACCTTTAATCAGTTGTGCCTTCGTCATATCACGAGTATCCTTTTCTGCAAGAGCGTCATTAATCTCTTTATTTGTAGAAAGCATTCCTAAGGAATCCAATACAAAGATGCAAGGTTTTCTCTCTTCCTCTTTTTTCTTTAGGTAAATATCAACTGCCTTGAGTGTCTTGGTGCGAAACTCTTCAACCGTGACTACATTAACAACTACCAAACGATTTGTATCAATTCCACGAGACTCTAATAGTGATTTAGTAATTGCAGATTCGGTATCGAAATACAAACAATATCCAGTAGGATTATTATCAAGGAAATTTTTAACGACGGCAAGACTGAAGAAAGTTTTTCCAGTAGAAGTTTCTCCAGCGATTGCAGTAATCTTATTCCCAGATACACCACCAAATATACTACCAGATACAAGAGCGTTAAAAACGTACGAACCCGTATCCACATAAGTTTCAGTTTCATCAATATCCGAAGCAAGTTGGGTGTATTCTCCACCAATTTCTTTTACAATATCTTTAAGAAAGTCCATATTTATTTGCTATTTTGATGTGTGTATTCAATCCAAAAACTCCATAATTTATTATAAAGTTTTCGATTTTCTTTTACCCTGTCAAGTATATACTTGAGTTCTTTTTCTGAAATAGGTAGATTCATTCTATCACTAAGAGAAGAAAGAATCAAGTGTAACTTTTTTCTCATCATCCCACCCGATAGCATTTAAAATTACTTTGAGTGGTTCAAGAAATCCTTTTTCAAATTGAGTATCATAATCAATATAAGAATTTAGACCCAATTCTTTAGGAAAATCTTGAATGAATGATATAACATTTTCATAGATTGGATTTGGT